GGCAAGGGCAGGGTGATCATGGAAATGCCTGACGATGCAGATGCAACCGCCTGACATCCGGGTGAAGTTGACCCGGCCGGCCGCCATCACGGTGAAGGCATTGGCCGGCGATAAGCGGTACATCTGCCATGAGGGCGGGTCAAGGTCGGGCAAGACCTTCGGCATCATCCAAGCACTGATCTTCTGGGCAACCAACAACGACCGCAGGAAGATCAGCGTGGTGAGCCACTCCCTTCCCCATCTCAAACGTGGTGCCATGCGGGACTTCTTCGACATCCTTGAGTCTTGGGGGTGGTACGATGAGGAGCAGCACAACAAGACCGATGCGATCTACACCTTCGAGAATGGCACGTATATCGAGTTCTTTGGGCTTGAGGATCATGACCGTGCCAAAGGCCCTGGGCGTGACATCCTCTTTTGCAACGAGGCCAACCTTCTCTCCAAAGCTCTATTCGACCAGCTCGACATGCGGACAAGGTTCAAGGTGATCACCGACCTGAACCCGTCCGATTTTGACATCTGGTGCTACCACCTTGCTGACTCTGACGAGGCGGTAAAGGTGCATAGCACATACCGGGACAACACTCATCTGCCGGAACCACAGCGCAGGGTGATCGAGGGCTACCAACATGCTGACCCTATGATGTGGAAGGTGTTTGGCTTGGGGGAGAGGGGTGCGAGTCAGGAGCAGATCTACACCCACTGGAAGCTTGTCGACAATGTCCCACAAGGTGAAGTCTTCTACGGGCTTGACTTCGGCTTTCGCAATCCAACCGCAATGGTGCGGGTGACACTGGCCGATGATGCGCTTTACGTTCACGAAGTGTATTACGAGTCAGGCATCACGACCGGAGAGCTGACCAGCATCATCCCCGATAAGGTCATGGATCCGTATGCCGAGATATATTGCGATGCTGCCGAGCCAAAGACCATCGAGGAACTTTACCTGCAGGGTCTCAACGTGAAGCCTGCTGACAAGGATGTGTATGCCGGCATCATGAAGGTGAAAAGTTTACCTTTGTTCGTGACCTCAAGCAGCAAGAACCTGATCCATGAGTTGAAAAAATACAAGTGGAAAACGGACATGAACGGCAAGGTGATCGACAAGGAACCAGTGAAGATTGATGACCACCTTGTTGACGCCATTAGGTACGCAGTGTTCACGAAACTAAAACAGCCCAGGCTCACCTGGGGAGTGATATGAGCATAATCGACAGACTATTCAGGAAGAAGGGATTGAACCCATCGCAGATGCAATACGCATTCATGCCGATGAACCAGGGGCAAATCCTTCAGCAATTCGATGCACAACGATACACTGACGCATACCAAGAGAATGCCGATGTCTATGCCATTGTGAGCTTCCTTGCCCGCAAGGCGGCATCCATCCCTTGGTACGTGTACGAGAAGAAGATCGGGGCAAAGGCAAGGGTCAGCCTTGAGCGATACAAGCAACTGACCAAAGGTCTTGGCAATCCGGGTGCGCTTGATCGCGCCATCCAGGAACGCAAAGCGGCGTATGATGAGAACATGATCGTCGAGGATTCTCCGGTGGCTAATCTCCTAAAGAATCCGAATGGCTACCAAGGACAAGATCAGTTCTTTGAGCAGCTGTTCGGCATGCGCTTTCTCACCGGCGAAGGCTTCGTCTGGGGCAATGATGGCAACATTGATGAGGGGGAGTTCACCGAGCTGCTCGTCATGCCGAGTCAGTTCATGGACTTGATTGCTGACCCGAATGACCTCTTCGGTGTGCTCGGATGGCTCCTGACTTCCGGGAATGGCAATATTTCACTTCAGAAATCGGACATCCTGCAATGGAAGTCATGGAACCCGAAATTCGACTCCGTCACTCGTCCCCATCTTCGGGGTGTGTCTCCCATTCAGGCCGCCTGGAATAACTACCTCATGGGAGTCGAGAGCCAGAAGGCCGCTGCCAAGCTCATGGCTAACGGCGGTGCCAAGGGCGCACTGGTGCCGAAGGCCATCGGCAACCAGATCCCGCTCGTCGATGAGAAGACCGCCGCCAATATGCAGCGGGCATTGGCTGACCGGGTCAACAATAACGACCGGTACGGTCAGGTAGCGATGTTGCAGACGCCGTGGGAGTTCCTGAACTTCGGGCTGACATCCTCCGAGATGGCACTCATCGACACGATGAAGTTCAGTTTGGAACAGTGGTGCCGGGTGTTCTCAATGCCGGTGGTACTGTTCTCCGCTGACAACATGGCCGACAACAACTACCAGAACGCGCTCCGCGACCTTGTGACCAACACCATCGTGCCGATGTGCGCACAGCTCCGTGATGAGCTGAACAAATGGCTTGTGCCGAGGATGGGTGACCGCAACGTGTTCGTGGACTTTGACATCATGGCACTGCCTGAACTGCAAAGGGACATGGAGAAGATGGTGAACGGCCTGCGGTCTGCTGATTGGTTGACCTACGATGAGAAGCGAGTGGCGATGAACTACGAGCCGAAAGGCGGGGCATACGATGCCGCATATATCGCGCAGGGGATGATACCCATCGACCAGGCTGCAAGCGATTTGAGCGGGGAGGACCAGCTTGGACAGATATGACGGCAGACCAACTGCATATCATTCACACGCTTGTGATGGCACGCTTCCCGAAGCTGCCAACAGAGCGAGGTTGCATAACGGAGAAGCGCATGAGAGACGCGGCGAGAGAGGCATACAGAACAAGGCTCATCAATGACATCACGGCAAAGAAGATCGTACTGGAGGAGATGGCACCAGCTCCTGAAAAAGCATGAGGATGCTGGTCTCCAACGCATTCAGCGTGCTCTCACAAAGCAGGCAGATCAGTTCATTGCCGAGGCCGAGCGCATTGGCTATGACCGTGCCTTTCAGCAGTTCACGCTCCTGAATGAGGATTTGCTAAATGTCATCAGTAAACTCCACAAATCCGTGGCAATGGAGTTCGGCAGGCTGACCAATCAGCAACTAAAACGTGGACAGAAAGTGTCATTCTTCAACGCCAACTTCCTGCTCACCATCACCGAACTGCTGACCAAGCAGGCACTCGATCTGCTGACGCTGGTTGAGACCACGACCAAAGAGCGCATCTTGAACATCCTGGTGCATAGTACCCAAGAGCGGTGGGGCTTCGCAGAGATAGCACGGCGCATCACTCCGGAGGTAGCATCAGAGGCTCGCGCACTAACCATCACCCGGACAGAAAGCAATCGAGCGGCGAACCTTGCTGCCATTGAAGCAGCGAGGCTGCAAGATTACGAGGTGACGAAGGAATGGATTAGTACGATTGACTTCAGGACGCGCCGGTACAAAGAAAAAGATCAGTACGACCATGCAAAGCTCGACGGAGATGTGAAGGAGCTTGATGAGAAGTTTAATCAAATGGGCAGGACAAACAATCTAATGGCATCAGCTGACTACCCACTTGATCCGGCAGCTCCTGCCGCTTTTACGATAAATTGCAGATGTGTTCTTGGCTTTGAGAATAAGCGGGACGCACAAGGACGATTGATACCCAAAAGAAGATAACCATGCCAGTAGAGCAATGTAGCAACGGAAAATGGCGCATCGGTGACGGTGAATGTGTTTACACCACCGAACGTGCGGCCAACCGTGCATATCAAGCATATCTTGCCATTGAAGGAGAAGAGACCGAAGAGCATGAGCGTGAGGAGAAAGCAGAGACATACAACGATTACCCAGAGGCTGCCACCAACAATGCCAAGCGTGCGCTAAAGTGGAAGGAAGAGAATGGGTCATCGTGCGGCACACCGGTCGGATGGACACGCGCCAATCAGCTCGCCAACCGGGAGCGCATCAGCCGTGACACCATCGCAAGGATGGCATCCTTCAAGCGGCACCAGCAGAACAAGGATGTGCCATATAGCGAAGGCTGAGGAGGGCTGATGTGGGACGCATGGGGAGGCACGGCAGGCATTGAGTGGGCAATTCGTAAATTGCAGCAGATTGACAAGAAAAAAACAAGCATGATCTACGGATATAAACGCATGACGCAGGATGTAAAGGATGTCGATGCCAAGAAGGGCATCGTCACCGGGTACTTCTCTGCGTTCAACATAAAAGACTCCGATGGCGACATCATCGTACCTGGGGCATTCCAAAAGTCACTCGCCGAATGGTTTCCTAAAGGTCGCATCAAGCACCTACTGAACCATGACCCGCGCCAACCGCTGGGCAAACTGATGGAGCTGAAGGAAGACTCTTATGGCCTTTACTACGAGAGTCAGATTGGCACGCACAACCTTGGCCGCGACTTTATCAAGATGGTCGAAAGTGACCTCGTGAAAGAGCACTCGATTGGCTTCAACGTAAAGGGCAGCAG